CCGAAAATCGCCGAGTTCGACACCGTCCCGCCCGGAATTGTTGTCGACGACATTGAGATCGGCAACGCTGCTGTCTTCCCAAATTGGGCATTGCCCAACAAATTGGGTGGGCACCGATCACTTGTGAAGTTGTTGTCCCCCTAGTTTCTTGAAAGCTAGGAAAAAGATTTTGCGTTGAAGTTGAAGAAAAGAAATGAAGAAAAGATTACGCCGCCCCCAACACAACAGAGGGGTCCACTTGATTCAACACTAGTGACGCTGCAGTCACGGTCCCAGAGGCCACGTTAAACATGATCCCCTGCATGCCCGTCGATCCGGGGAGAATTTGGACGTAGAAATTCCAAATGCCCGCCCCCCCGTTTTGCACATATCCCGCAGTCGGGAAATAGTTCCCGACCTGGGCCGTACCGACGGCAACCGCAGTGATTGAGCCATTGCTCAGACCACTGCCGGATACCAAGACTTGCGCGCTGTACCAACCAGGATTGATAAGTGCGGCTGTGTTGCCTACAATTGTCAACAACCCGCCAGGGGCCGAAGCCACCACGGGTGTTGTTCCGAAAATCGCCGAGTTCGACACTGTCCCGCCCGGAATTGTTGTCGACGACATTGAGATCGGCAACGCTGCTGTCTTCCCAAATTGGGCATTGCCCAACAAATTGGGTGTCAGCGGTTGCCAGAGTTCCACTTCGTAGTCCACATACAACTCTGCGCTGGAAGACTGTGTGATCCCCGAAGCCCCAATGTAGAGGTTCCCGAGAAAGTACGTCTTCGGATCGTCCTGCATGTTGGCCGCTCCGTTGGCCGATACAAATCGGTCCCGGCCCAAAGCACGCTGTGCCCCACCAGACACAACGTTGAGCGTCATGTTCTGCCAAGGCGCCTCTCGCACTGAGAGTTGCATGTCCATGGCTTGCACTTTCGTCGCAGGAGCGGAGTTGGTCACATCCGTGTCGAAACACATTGTGATACTCCCCCCCGTCGTCGTCGCAGCTTCGGTCTCTAACGTGAAACTCAGCTTCTTGAAGCGGTATTGCGAGAAATTCTGCGCAATACGGGACAGCCAGTAAAACGCGTAGGGATTGCCCGGCTGAATTGCCAAGTAATTTCCCGAGGAGCCTTGAGCAGTCGCAATCTCTTGCAGCTGCCAAACCACTCCTGTCGCTAAACTGACGTCGCCAATGAATTCCCGTCGCTTGACCAACAAGCGGCCATTCTCTGCGTAGGGATTGCCGTGCATCACCGCAATGGATGAACCACGCCCCACGCGTGCTGACGCTACTGCCACATTCTGGACAGCATTGGATTGATTCCTCGTCCCAGGCGCTCTGATTGCCTTTCGGCGGCGCTTGGTCTTCTTCTTCTTCAACATCGCCGAACCGACCTTGGCGGCCACAAGGGCCGCCATGCCGATCGCCGCCTTCCGCTTGTTCGTCATCGTGAATCGCTAAATGGTTTTGCTCAACAGTCTTTGCTCCAGAGCTTCGAATTTCCGTTGAATGACGCGTGATCATCAGGCCCGCGTCACGTTCCAACACATCAGCGAAAAGACTCACGACAATATGAATGAACATGCAGAGAAGACTCATTGCCACGCCCAAAGTACCGCCCACAACAAGGAAAACCAGAACACCATAGCCGTATGCTCGAGAGACAGAGCGCATCATGGCGATCAATGCGGGATCCACACGGCTAACCAAGTGGTCCCAAAAAGATTGCTCTTTGTCAACGTGCTCGTCTGGTGTACGATCAACAGCTTCAGCGTGCCGCACGATGGAAACTTCTTCCAATGGTTGGTAGTAGTAGCCCCCGTGCGACTCAGGATGTGGATTTTCGCAAAGTTCCACTGTTCCCCCGTCTTCCCTCAAAAACTCCAACATTTGCTCCATTTCAATACGGTTCAAAAACTCGTGATGGAGCCAATTTTCGTCATGTGTGGAGTAGCAGTACAACAAACAACCGTGACCAACGGGAACTACTGGTGCTCGAACTCCCAGCGTTCCATAGAATGCCAGGGAACTGTCCCAGTCGTCCCGATATACGGCCACAACAATGTTTGAGGCGTAGCACATCCGGAATTCCCCTCGAATGAAACGGTAGTACAGACGCAAATCTGCAATGCCATTCGTCAAACGATACGCCCTTTGCGATTCTTCCTCACTCTCCTCAGAGACCTCCTCAGTTTCCGAAGAAACTTCAGGAATGTCCAATTCAATGGACTCTCTTTTGGGAGCGGGCGCAAACATGGCGGCGTAATCGTTCTTGGCCAAAGCGGGAAATCGTTTGAACGTTTCCGCTCTCAGCTGCAACAAACTTGCCAAAGTAGCCTTGGGTTGCTCCGCCATAAGCGGTTGCAACTCAGGCAAGGTCGCGGCAAAGAATGTCGATGCGAGGGATTCCAGAACCCCATGAGCTTGTTCTTCAGTACAAAGACGCTCAGTCAGGGTCACTTTTCGTCGTTCCAAATTCACGCAAACAGGAACGGACAATCCTCCGACCGTGTAGGTGTTGTATTGGACAAGAGCAGCCAAACGGTGATGATTGGCTGGTGTTCCTTCACAGGTCTCTTCCAATTTTGCTTCAACTCCATGTTCTGCGCACCAAGCGGTGTATTGCTTCACAAAGAGTTCAAACTCATCTTCCGGTCGCAACAGGAAGATGATGTCATCACCCACACACGTGTAGTCCCGAATTTCCAGCGCAACTTGTGTGCTTTTCATCCGAGTCTTGAAGCCCTCAACTAGGGACATGTTGAAGAAAATGTTGATGATGGCCGTCATCCAATTGCCTGTCGGGTTGCCTTGCTCAAGCCGACCCACGTTGACAAGAGCACCAGAGGTGCTTTTGTAATACATGGGGGCCTTTGAGAGATTCCAAACAACCCACTGGCACAAGACTTTTGGCATTGGCACCAACGCATACAATTCGTCCCAGTCAGATGGCTTCACGCTACCGTCGAACAGAGTATAGTCCATTCCCAAGGACTTGATCAAGGGCACCTTGGCGCGCGCTTGCAACACATATTCGGTTGGAAGAGCGTCTTGCCAAGTGTAGTTGGCAGATGTCAATTTCAAAGACTGGTGCTCAAGCTCGTACATGTAAGTGTACAAACCATTTGAGAAACAGCGCTGCGCCAACGTCACAAAAACGTTGGGCACTTGAATTGATCGCAAAGTCGCGGCTGTCAACTTTTTAAAGTTGTAACCGTCAGACTTCAACTGCACCTTGATTATGTCCTCCCAAGGCAAGTTCAGTCCGTAGGTTCTTTCGACCTCGTCCCAATACTTGCAACACTCACGAAAAGCCGCTCGACGCGACTCATCGGTGTTCCCCAAGAAGTCCTCAATGTAATTTGGGACCCCTACCCAGGGGCCTGGTAAGAAAGCTCCCGTCGTCGACTTTGCCTTCAATTGTTGAATGGCTTGCACGAACACAAGCGCGTAGAAACGGTCCTTGTCGTCCCGGTAATACGCTGCTGCAATGGCGTCTTCTTTGAAGTACTTGGAATTGCGGTAACCTCGAATGATGTCACGCTGTGCAGCCAAAACTTCAGGCGAACGGATTCCAGCTATGGGCGTTCGAAAACGCTCCGTTGCTCTCATCAGCTCTGCATCCTCACCTCCAGCGGAGATGGTGACTCGATCAGACGTCAAAGCATCGATGTGCTCTTTCATGACGGTCTTCTTTGGATTTGCGTGTAGGGCGGCTTCTCGTTGTAAATGAAAATTGACGGGGACGGAAACACAAAAATTTTGTCCTCCCCCAGCCGCTCCTTCATGCAATGCAACGACGATGGCCTTTCCGGACTGTATCTGGTAGAGAGGGGACCCAGATTGGCCCGCCTCAGTGGAGCAGGTATGAATGAAAGCTCCAGGCTCAGGGGCATAGATCTTTTCAATCCTGCCCTCAGACGTAACAGTACCGGAAACGACAAAAGTTTTCTTCCCGATCTCCAATTCCCCGGTCTTCTGAGGGTTAGGCCAATTGGAGAAGGAATACGCCACGGTGTGTGGATACGCGGGGTTGGCCATAATTTTGGCTAGGCCTTTCTTTTCAATGATGTGCTCGGGCCCATAGGCACTGCGAAGCACAACTTTCTCGATGTTCCCCAACAAAGAATTGAACGGTGTCGCTACCGTCCATTTTTGCGCATCCATGGCGAATCCGTGCGAGGGCATCAAAACACAGGTGATGGTTGCATTGGCGGAGTTTCGCAATGTTACATACGCTCCGACAGATCCCATAGATTTGCCACCTTTGAAATCAACCCGCACAGAAACTGCACAGTTTTCGATTTTGACCGATCCTTCAACCGCAGCTTCACGCTGCGGCAGGGCTGTGGGCCGAGGATAAGAAACCTCCGCTGCTTTTCGCGCTCGCTGAAATGTGTTCCAGTTTTCTACCGCATCTTGCAACTGAATGTAGATGAGGCGCAACACGTTCTCCCGATTACGAATCGGAAGAGACAACAACTCTTCGGCGAACTCACGTGCCTGTATTGGGCACTCTCGCAAAGGCTCATAGATTGGCACAAAGTACAACCTCGCAAGGATGTCATTGGTGATACCAAACCATTTCAGCTCTCTTGGCAGCTGGGCCACATTTTCGACTTCGAGGCTCATAGAAAGAACGCAGTAACCGAACCTGGCCGTAGCCATGTTCTCACTGAGCACCATATCGTAAAAGCCGACAGTGTTGAAGGCTTGCAACGAAACAGGAGCGAGTGACTCTCGAACTTTTGGGGGAAGGTATGTGAGGCGCCGGTTGACCAATCGGACCACCCGCGCTGTTTCACGTCTACCACCCATGTATTCCATGAGTTGGTCTTGCTGTTCTGCGCGATCTCGTTCGCGCTGACGTTGTTCAAGAAGGTCTTCTTGAGCCACGATGTCTTCTTCATCATAGTCCGCCCAAGCGCCAATGTTCTTCCCCCAACCAGGGGGGTTGACACCAGCAGCCCGCAAAGCGGCTTCATCGATGTCGAAGCCTTGATCGTCGTCCGCGGCAGCTCGTCCCAGTAGGAGACGCGCTTGATCATCATCAACGATGATGTCATCAGGATCGGGTGGACCCTGCTGCCTCTCAAGCCTAGCATCCACTGCCGAAGCTCGGATGACATGCTTGATTTTCCTGCCACCAGCAGGTGCGGAAGATGGCACGCGCAAAAAGCGCCTGCCTTCACGACGAATGTCGATCAAACTGTCCAGGAATTGTTTGTCCACGTGGTACTCAAATGCGACCAAAAATACAAATGGCAAGAATGCCACAGTCTCATGGGCCGCACTCGCAAGCACGACAGCGGTGAATGCCAACCAGTGCCAGCCATTCCGCAACGATTTGACGCCTTTCCAGATTGCGCTCCATTTGGTGCAAACCAAACAAGAGGGCAACCCACGCACTATCACAATCAACCCCATGCGCATGAACAATGCGTTGGGCTGTTGAAACAAGCCAAACGCCAAGTAGAGGGCTACGGCTGAAATCCCAACAATGATTGATAGCGCGGCGGCGCAAAACAAAAAGATGCGTTTGCCGGCAGCCTTGACCTTTCGCAAAAGGCCAAAGACTGGTCGCAGAGCCATGGCGCACACCGAGTAGATGCACGCATAGATCCTTGGGGCTGCGAAGCTTATGATCGCCACAACCAACAAGAAAAGAATGGCATACGCACACCAGTTCTGGTGCGCGTAGCATTCGGCTCCCCACCAATACAAGCAGAAGGCGTTGAAATGTCCAAAGACAAAAATACGCGCCACTTCTTGTGCGTCGTACACTGGGCTTGTCGCCTTTACGGTTAACTCCCGTACCACAAACCAAACCTGCTCTCGCATCACGCTCGTCCACGTTGGGGCTGTCGCCACCAACTGCTGGGAGGGGTCGTAACCAACCTCCACGGACTCGCTCTGAGTCGTGGTCGCAACCACGGCTCCCACCAGCCACAACAAGATAGCAGTCTTGTAGACGTTCATGGTGAT